AGGTCTTTTATGTTTCCTGTTTCAATAAAACCTGTAGCAGAAATATCAGGAATGATAATTACTGTCCACGCTGCTGTATGAGAATCATATACACACTCTGCCATAAACTCTTGGGTTGCAAGAGCATCAGGTACTGTTTGACCAAAAATCGTAATGCTTGAAGCTCCTACAGTAACTGTAGCATCATACAATATTCTAATGCGTATTTTATCATACAAAGTACCTGTGGAGGTAACTTGCATTGTACTTACTAATATAGAAGTACCTGTAAGTCTGTAATACGTAAAACTATCAGTAGGTGCAGCAGGTAGTGTAAAATCTCCTGTATCAATTTGAATTGGAGAACTACCATCATTTACGGTAAGATCTTTTATTTGGTATGTTTTAGATGATAATGACATGATTATGCTTTAAGGAATTTCATTATTTTATAAGACATCAAAGATATATTGCTTGTGCCATCCGAACTTGCTAATTCAACACTTAGTGTATTGTTTGCAGAAAGTGTTAATCCAGTAATAGGAGTAAGAACTTGTGTAATGTCACTTTCACTTCTAAGAACGTCAGTAAGTGACATTTTACTTGCTCTATCTCCATATGCAAAACTATGTTTTATAATAGGAGTAACTGCATCAGCTGCTGAAACAATAAGGTCAAGTGTTACATAGGCACTATTAGAGCCGCCTGTAACATTTTTATTAAGTTGTAAAAAAAGACCTGTTGTGTCAATAACAGTATTTCCTCCAAAATTTATTTTATAATAATATTTTGAAGAACTGTCTGTAAAAATAGATTCTCCTATAATAAAAAACTCAAGTCTTATAATGTCACCGATACCATTGATGTTTTCAGTATTTCCGTTTATTACTTTGTTTATAACAGGGTTAGGTGCCGCAGCAAAAGTCCCTGTAACATCTGCTTGTGTTACACCTGTCTCAAGAACATTCTTTTCATCGTTCTGTCCTGTAAAATTTACAATGTAAGGGTCTACACCTGTACCTGTACCTGTAACTGAAATATCAGTTCCTGCATTTACAGTAGTTGAACCATCTGAACCATCAGTACCATCTGTTCCTGCTGGTCCAATTGGTCCCTGCGCTAATTGTACACTTTCATCGAAGCAACCGTCATTACATCCTGTGCAACCCATCTTTTTATTTTATATTATGAACAACCACAGCCTGAAGTAGTATCGTCCACCTCACACAATTGTTGTAGTCTTGTTAATATCTCTGTTGCCTGTGATTCACCACAACCGTTTGCAGAATACAACATAGAGTTGTAAAGATTCCACATGTGCATCAATGAGGCAATTCTTTCATTGTCTTTGCAAATATCAAAGTCATTCATTTCAAGCATCTTATTAAAGACGCAACACTTGATTTTGCAATAGGTAAATATTTTTATGGTAACACTTACAGGACTTGTAGCCGTAGTGTCCAATGTATATGTTATGGTATTCCAACCATCAGGAAGACTTACTGTAATATCATCGAATGTAAAGTCTCCTGTTACTGTAGATGGTACTTCACTTGTTACTGGAAAGTCAGTACCGTTAACAGTTATAGTAGCAACAAAACCTGCGTCATCTGCATCAATGTTAGGTGAACCCCAACCTGTTAGATTATCAGGGTCATTATATGCACCTGTTGTATCAGTTATCCTAAGTCCTGTACAGTCCTCTACAGAACATGCTTTTATTGTAGGTTTAAGTGCCATTTAAAGTTTTAGGTTAAAAAAATAGAGTGCAGGAAATCCCCGAAGGGACTTCCTTTACTCTAAATTAAATTTACGGTACTAGATCCGCGCTTACTTGTGCGTTAGCTGGAATAATAAATTCCAACAAATCACAAAGCCCGTTAGCAGCAGTAACTGCGTAAGCAGCGTTGACCACTGCTCCTGCAGTAGGTGCTTGAATAGCAATTACAAGCTCTTTTGGAGAAACTTCATTCTGGAATGAAACAACTTCAACTTGAGACCATTTCAAAGTGATAAGACCGTAACCTGCAGCTGAAAGATCAGCAAGAAGATCACCATCAATGTCATTAATAAAAGGCTCTCCCATTTCATAAGACTCAGACATGAATCTTGCAAGGAAGTTCTCAAGCTGTGCGATAGATTCTGGAGTACCTGAACCTTCAAATGCACTAGCAGTATTTGCAGCAGCAGTAGAACCAAAAGATTCACTCAAGCTAACATCAAAACGACATTTAGCATATCGCTTTTTGCTTCTGTTAAACGGAAGAGGTGTACCCGTTAGAGTAACTCCCCAATTTGCAGCAGCACCTGCAGCAGCAGTAATTACATCAGCATCAGCTGTACCAGTAGCATAAGTGCCACTAGCAGTTCCTACAGCTCTATCAAGAGTATAATTAAGACCGCTAATAGAAACTACTTTATATACATCAGATGCAACTGTAGCACCGCCAGCAGGTGCTCCTAAACGAATGTAATCTCCTACTACAGCAGTAAGTGCTCCAGCAGCAAGAACAGTAGACCCACCTTTAACAACAGTAATGTTGTTGGCTTCTGTAGCTCCTGCAGCATTACAAAGAGCTTTAACTACAATTGGCTTATCACCATCAGAGTTACTTACTTCGCGAGAGAAGTTCTTAATTAAAGAACCTGCGATACCTAAAGCAACTTCAGCTTGTCCGTCAGTCAACTGTGACTGATAGTATCCAGCTTTAAGATGCTCACTGTCAGTACCTGACATGAACTGGTGTACAAGAACTGTTACTTTGTAAAGTTCTCCTGCGTAAGTTGCAACGTCAGCGATAAGACCGCTTGTTCCGTTAAATCCAACAGCAAGAGATTGCTCAGTTGCTACAGCATTTTGAACTGCATTTGCAACAGTTACTTTAGAACCATCAATAAGATCTGATACTAGAGGTGCTTTACCTGCCCCTCTACTTACAGCAATAACAAACTCCATTCCTGCAGTTGCAGCTGCTCCTAATATACGTGTACCTTCTTTGGTGAACACGCCTATTTCGCCTTCAGCGGCTTCAAACGCAGCAGATTTAAGATCAGTAGCTCCCAATGCTACGGGAGTTTTACCGATAATAATCTGTCTTGCGTTACTAATTGCACTTGGTGCACTCATTTTTCCTATGTTTTAAGTTAAAAGGAATCTATATATCCGATTTTATTTAAGACGGTGTAGTATCGGAAAATCCGTCTGATGCATTATTCAATTATTTTAGAATTTTCAATCATCTTAGATTGTAAACCAGGTCTGTCAGTTGTTTGCATGGCAAGTTCAACAGCAAGGTCTGCAATCTTTTCGTGATGCATCTCATCGAACTCGCAGAAACTAGACAAGACTGCAGGGTCAACGATGTCTAAAGGTGCTCTATAATAGGACACCCTATAATTATCAGCAGTAGCACCATCGAAAAGAATTATTTCATTTCTTTTACTGTTAGTGAAACTTGCCTGAGTTGATATATCAGTTCTTTCTCTGTCAAATCTCCACACAAGTTCTTTATAGGGACGCTTGTATGGATTCTTGACGTTTGCATTGTAGTAATCCTCTTTGATTGGTTTTACAGGAATCCTTGAATCAGAAACTATATCTCCACAGCTATTAGTATAACTAATGTCAAGTTCTTCTTTAAGGGCAACCCAAAAATCTAAAGGAAGGTCTACAAAGTATGAGTTAGGATGATCTCCTGGTAAAAAAGGTGGGCTAACCACCTTGTGAGCTTTTAACTGTACAAGATCTTTAGAACGCTTTTCAGTTTCCTCCGCACCAATACGTGTAGGGTTACCAAACTGATTATATAATGATTTGGCAAAAACCTTCTGTGCCTTATTAAATAAAGCACAGAGGTCATCGTCATCATAACCAGGAGCGTCTTGCGATGCATAAGCATCATAGCGCAATCTCATGTAATCTAAAATATCTTGTACAGACATTATTTACCTTCGCTTCTTGCAATCATTGTTTCAATCAAAATACGGTGATCGCCATTTTGTTTGTTATTCAAGAAAGCAATAGTTGCTGTAAGATCAACACCCATGAGATCACCTCCCATTGTGCGATATGCAGTACCATCTTTTTGAATAGCATTATATGTCAATCCTTTTGTAATAAGAACTCTTGTTTGTAAGTCCTTATCATTTACGACTTCAATAAACCTTTTAGGATTATTAGCAATAAAATCTCCAATCTGACCTTGTAACCAGATGAGTGTCGAACTAGGTGACACACGCTGATTGGTAAGTAAGAAAAGAATATCACCTAACGCCACTTTATCTTCACGAATTTTACCGTACTCAAGATATGCATCCGCAATAACATTTGCAGTTGCTGATTTGTTATTATCTTCATAACCCTCATCAACAACCATATACTTGTAAGACGCTTTACGATTTGCGTTATATGCGTCAGGAGCAATATAATCAGTATTTAAAAGTAAAACCTTATAGGTAATGTAATCCATAGGGTCTGAAAGATCGAGAGTCCTCGGATCTTTACCAAGTTTTACAGGTTTAAAAATACTTTTCCAAAAATTATTATCACGTTTATGAACAGAAAGATCACCTGCCTCCATAGAAAGTCCAGGGTGCGACTCAAGCGCATCTTGTTCCTCATTTGAAAGCGGATTTACATACGATCCGTTCATTGCGTTCTTAGGTACTGTAAAAGTATTCATTGAATGCTGATATAAAAACTCAGCTTCGTGACCTTTCGGTAACCATGTTTTTTTGATTACAGGCAATACTGTAACCTTTTTTCTCGGTAAGGAGAACGCAGGAGTAGTCATTTCGACTACCCCTGTTTCTACCTCAGTTTTTGTTATACGTTTCTTAGCCATTGTTATTTCCTCTTCTAACCGTTAGCAATTATCAATATAAGATGTTTGGAATAAGTGACTTAGTACGACTTGGGTCATACACAGCAACACCTACTTGACATCCTCTGTGAACAGTATATCCATCAGTTGAATGAGACATCTGTGACATTTTACCTGTTGCAGAGTAAGGATCTCTCAATCCTGGCTCGTAACCATAAATGTTATCAGAATTTTTCACATAAAACTTCTGAATGTTTGGTTCTCCATTAGTAGTACCAACGTCCATAATATCGTAACGATAAGACTCAGCAACACCACCATTCGGGTGAAGAATCTTGTTACGCTCTCTATCATCGTACATTGAATCTACAGAGATTGAGAAACGGATTCCGTTAGGTCCCATATAATCTAGGAACTGACCTCCGTAACCGTATGCCATAGACACACCTGCCATTCCTCCATTCTCTTTAGTAGAGAACATACGGGTAGCATCAAACAATGGAGTAAACAACTGTGCGTAGTTTTCCAATGCAAGGTGGAACTGTACAGCTCCTCGCTCACCTGTTCTTGCTACAAAGTGTCTCTGGTCTGTTGGAAGTTTTCCTTCAGAAAGATCCATCAAAGTAGAAAGTAACCACTCAATAGAGAAATCACTGTAGAACTCAGTACCTGAAGACTCCATCTGCTGACGGATACCTGCACCTTGCTTCTTAACGTGACCTGACTTACCGAAGTTGTAATACTGACCGTTTGCTCCTCTGTTAGAACGTCCAAACATCATCAATCTGTTCTTCTCAAGACGATACTGCTGATCGAATACGTAATCTTCATACTGCATCCAAGTAACAAAGCTCTCAAGTTTTTGAGTTGACTCATTCTTTACTTTGAATCCTGTAGCAAATGGTCGGTTAACCATGTTTCCAGGAAGTGTATGCTGCATACGAATCATTGAGAAAGTGTTTCTCATTCCGAATGGAGACTCAAAGTTAATACCACCACCTTTTTTAGAAAGGGTAGATTCAACAAGAGACCACTCACGGCTCCATCGCTTACCTGCTGCAAGTTCTTCAACTGGTACAAAAAGGTCAGGATCTCCAGTAATTAATTTTACTTCGTAAATCCAGTTAGTTGAATCAGCTACAGGCTCAGATTGAATCTGTAGAGAATACATTTCATTTTTGTGACCAACAATGATGTGCTCATCAGTAAACCATCTTTCTGGAAAAACCATATAGAAAGAGGTAACATTTTTTCCTGGCTCATCACCTACTACTACCGCAGTTCCTGCTGGAGTTAATCGTGCTTCTACTAAAGGAACATTTTTCTTACCGCTTCCGATAAGTTCCCATGTGAAGTCATCATCTGTATCAAGATATTTTACCTTGTACTTAGATAGTTGAGAATCCAAGTCTACACCAAAGTTGGTAGTGTGGATTCTTCGCATAATATCAGTAGCCTTTTGCGGGCGACCTTGATAAATGCTATGTAGATGGTTTGCAGTTGTCAATCCTGACCAGTGCTGCGCATCATACATTTGAAATTCTGAAAATTGAAGTGCCATGTTTTTATATGGTTATTTGTTTCAAATTAGATTAAATATCTGCACCGTCAAGCATGCGGAGGTAATTCTCCTTCATCTCTCTTTCGGTGATACTTTCAAGAGAGGCTCCCCTCCCTGCTTCGTAGATCCCTTCTGTAGAAAGGCTCTTTTCTAGTTCCTCTACAGCACTGCTCATAGAGCGTCTTGTAAAAAGGGACATATCAGGCTTCTCGTCAAAGAGACCCATTTTAATAAAGTAATGTAACCGCGTATCAAAAGAGAATGCGTCTTCACTACGTTTATCACTTACGGTGGTTCGCAACTGACCGTTTTCATTCCTACCTGTAGGATTAGTCATTGCTTCTGCCATCCATTTTGCAGTTTCATCATTAACAGGCATTCCTGGTATAACCTCTTTAAGGTCTGCAACTTTATTAAAAAGCTCTTTACGAGAAGCTTCATGTTGTTGTTGCGATTGCTTTGCCTGTTCGACTTCTGCGTTTTTTCTTTGTACAGCAATACTTTTAAGACTGTTTAATGCAAGTTTTGCATCAGCATCATCGTCACCTGAGTTAAATGACTGACGAGTACGTCTTTCAGCATCTGCTTGTGAATAGCCACGTGCAATTAGATCATTATAAATAAGATTCTGTCGAATCTCTTTTTTAGAATCTGCAATGGCTTCATCGTCAATATCTGATTCAATAAAACGATCTTCTGTAAAATCTGCCAACTTTGTTTCTGCATTATGATGTTTTACAACATTTTCAACAGGTACACCTGCGCGAATAGCATCTAGTGCTTCTTTCGTGCGAGGGTCAAGATCAGAGTACTCATTTTGTTTAATGGTTCCCTTAATCATGTCAGCAAGCTTTGGAATATCTATGTCCTTAATGTCCTCCTCGTTTACACCAGTAAGAACACCGTCCTTGTGGAGTGCCGAGGCAAGCCTCGTCAGAAGATGAGGAGAAGAGGGAGCACTCTCAGAGGACGGCTTATTTTCAGGTAAAGTGAATGTGGTATCTCCCTCTTTATTGGAACCACTAATCACATCTTTTAATGTGACCTCAAATGTACCTTTTTCGGAAGCTGCATCATCTGCCTCAATGCTTTCACCGTCTTGTGGTGTTATTGCTTTTACGGCAGCATCTATAGCAGAGCTTGGTGCGTCTTCCTTTAGTTCAATGTCAAAAGTTCCTGTGTCTTCGACACCATCGATGTCGAATGAAAAACCAAGATCGTTTTCGTTATCTTTAAAATCCATTTATAATTTACAAAATTAATTCAATTAATATCCAATGTCAATACCCTCTTCTAATCTAACAATTTTTACTTTATAGACTTTTCAGATTTTATTCTTTCGATTTCTTCCTTAGAATCCCTATCAAGCTCATTTTGTCGTGCCTCATGTTGTAATTCTTTAGCGAGTTTCTCAACATCTGTCTGTGTTTTAATGAGAGCATCTGAACTCTCAGTCATTTTAAGGTCTCTCTGAAGTTCCGCTTTTACTCTTTCAAGCTCAATCTTTCCATCATTTCTTACCTTCTCAAGTTGCATAGCAATATCTGCTTTGAATTGCTCTGCCTGTTGTCCTCCCTGTATTCTCATTTGTTCAACTTGCTGCATCGCCTGCTGTTGCTGTTGTGCCATTTCTTGCTGTTGCTGTTGTTGTTGTTGCACCTCTTGCGTTTTCTGACGTTCAGCCGTTTCGATTTTACGTCTTACCGAACTAATGCTCGGGTCTGTCATAATATCCATGATTTGAGAGAAGTTTACTTTATCGTTCTGTAGTCCTGCTTGTGCTAACTGCATCAACTGTTGTTGTAGTTGCGAGTATTCAAGACTATTATTTATTGTCAATCCGTAATCAATTTCACGTATTGCATTACCATCTATTTCTGAAAGTGTCTGAGACATATCATCTGTTATGTACTGCACATTAATCTTACGACCTCTGTATGCGTGTTTTGCAACCTCAAGTGCACCTTTTAGTACCGCAACCTTTATTCTTTCATGGAACTGAAAGTAAAGCTCGGTAATATGCGATGACTGCATAACAGACCTTTGTGTGTTGCCTACAAGTTCACTACTTGAGATAGCACCTTCACGCTGACGGCTTACTCCTGATATATTACTTATCTCTTCCTTAATAAAGTTAAGAATGTACATATTCTGCTGCAAATAGTTACCCATATCAAAATTCATAGGTGCTCTATTCGCATTCATGTTACCTGCGATTGTACCTGTAGCTGCTCCCTTTCTTGCTTCCTTAAATGAGTCAATTGGTAACCATCCCATTTTATCTGCAAAGTAAAGTGCGTCTTCCATTTCCCAACCTTCAGGAATCATAGCAAGGTCAAGATACCCAACAGTACCTTTATGCTTGCTGAGTGTTTCCCACTGCTTAAACATTAAGAAATCATAGTAATAAGAGTAAGGTTTCATACGACCCATCAATGATGTTGTCGGTTCCCCTTCTTGTGTGTAGTCACCACCCACATACGGACACAGTGTTCCTGTAGGGTTGTTAATGCCATATGCCTTTACAGGAAACGGACGCATTTTGACAAAAATACTTTCACCAATACGTGTACCTTCCCACCAATCAGTTACCCAAATATACTTTTCAATTTCTTCACCTCGCTCAAGATTTGCTTTGTAAAATTCATCTACAAATCTATACAGTTCTTCACCTGTCTTACGGTCATAGTATTTCAGCTTACCAATTTTACGATAAGACCTCCACACTACACGTGTAACAAGAATAGCACCGTCTTCACTAATAGGAGATAGCAATGTATCTGCTGTAGCAGTTGAAGGTGTAAGATTGCCATCCGCATCTTCAATCATACTAAATGTACCTGCTACAAGATCTGGCTCTCTACCCTGTGCTACTGCTTCATCAGAAGATGTGCTCATTGTAACTCCCATTGTTTCTATTTCAGAAACCTCTTTGTCTGTTAGGTAATCAGAATAATCATCAATTACATTACCCTTTGAATGGTAACCCCACTCAAGAATAATATCAGCATCTTGAACATCAGGAGACTGCCCCTTACGCACAATACGCACGTTTGCAGGGTTACATTTACGAACTCTTGGCTCGCCATTTAAAATATCAAGTGCGTACACCTCTCTACCTGCAACAAGACCGTCAAGAAATCCCATGTTCCACTTGAACTTTAGGTTTTCTTTTTCAATTACATGATTAAGTAAATCTGTAGCACGTTTCTCACGAATATCTTTATAATCATAACTCAAGTAGTTATCAAACTCTTGTAGTTTTTGGGCAAGTTGATCTTGTGGTGTATCTGATGTTATAAGCTCAATAAACTGCTCATTAATCATTTCCTTAATTGCCTTTTGCTTTTCTGTAACGGCATCTTGATTAACTACACGCACCTTCCAATCAAACTTACGCTTCATCTCCTCACCAAGCAGTAGATTTATCTTACTGTTTGCTACAGGGTAGTGTTGCGGTTCAAAAGGGAAGTCATTATTGTTTATACCAAAAGGGTCACACATACTTATCATATCATCGGTATTAAGTATGTTATTATAAAGATCCATGTTTGTACGAATCTCATAATACTCATTACGAAAGCTACCTGTGTAAAGTCCCATGTCAGAAGCTGCTCTTACGCATTGCTCTGCCCATTTTTTATTTTTTTGCCGTTCTGTTTTTTTCTGAAACGGAAATTCTTCTTGTCCTAATATCATCTTTTTCTAATACGTTTTCTGATGTTAATCCTGTTTTCATCACCTTCCATAGGTATGAATCTTTGTGACATGCTCTTTCTATTTTTAAGAAAGAACGGGTCTATTTGTTTTCTATTATCACCACTATCAACGAAACTTTCCTCTTCAATACCAAATTTCTCAAGATCGGCACGGTATATCAACACCATACCTAACGCAGAAATCCTATCGTAGTTCCCTACATGCGGGTCATACGCTATTAACTCTCTTAGCATTGCTGGTGATACTATCGTACTGTAATTCCTCTCCCCTTCTTCTTTTCCATACGCTTGTTCCATCAACCATGAACGTATGAGACTATTTCTCCACCCGTTCACTGCCTTTGTTGTATGCGTACCTTTTGCAAAGTTACCGTACCCTACACGCTTAGTTATCTGCATATCTTTCAGAATACCTGGTGTATCGCACAGCATATAAGTTGCATTTATTCTATCAAAGTATTGGAACATACCTTTCTTATTATTCTCATAGTTACAACGTGCATTATAATATTTCATTAGTCTATAGCATATCTCATAGAACTCTTCTGCTGTTCTAGGGCGACCTGTGTATTCTGCTACTAACCTGCCTGTAAGACGGTTCATTATCAATATGCTACCTAATGACGGTCCGAGTGACATATCATCATCATAAGGGTCACAACCTGCTACATACACATTCGGTTGTATATGCCCATCTGACAATATAGGGTGTTCAAAAATCTCAACACACGATGTAAGGTCTTTCATATCCATTACTGGAAATTGTCGTATGGGATTGTTGTCACTTATTCTAAATTTGACATCACCTTCCTGAAAGTACAGTTTTACTTTCCAAGTGGCATCAGTAAATTTCTTAGGGTTTGTTTCTACTTCAGAAAGGTGCACCTTCATATCCTCTACATTAAAGATATGTCCCTCCTTACGCATCATTGCTTCTTGCGGAGTAATGGAACGGTCAGCCTTCTCTTGAATCAGTGCGTTCGGGTCATCTGTGCTTGTAGCAATAATTTTACGTGCAATAAACACTTCAACAAGTGCTTTTATAACATCAGAATTACCATTCTTATCATAGCAACCCTCACGATTCATATACTCACCGCAGTAATAACCGCACGTAGATGTTGACGGTGCATTCCTATCATATATGTTTTTTAACCCGTACATATTATATGCATCAGGCTTAGTAAATAACTCCTTAATACCTGCAAAGTCAGCACCTTCAGTACCACCTGTACCCCACACGATAATAGTTCCAAATGTCATCTTACCCTGCTCAACCGATGGTCTTGCAATCGCATACGTCTTTTTCAAATGCGGAAACTTTCCTGCCTCCTCAAACAGCAGTAACTTACCCCTCTTACCCCTTGCACGTTCTGGCTGACCTTTAGTTGTAACACCTAGTATCTCAGTCTTTATACCTTTTTCAGTATTAGTTTTTGGGTCTCTATAAGATGCTCTTTTGTGGTCATTCCTATCTGCGTAGTCACGAGACTTTCTCCAAGGTGTATAGTTATCAATAAAGTTAAGCGTATCCCACGCCTTACTTAATATACCATCATCGTATAGATACTCACCCTCAGATGCTATTGCAAAAGACTTACTTCTTTTAAAGTGATAGTAATTTCTTGTACTCTTACTTGAACCTTTAAATGAAAACCCACGACCCCTTGTTTTAATATTTATACAGTGCATACCGCGCTGCTCTGCCTGTTCTACATAATGATACCACAAGTAATCACTGTCCCAAACTCTCGGAAAATCCTCCACACGGTCAGCTCTAATGTTACCTATCTGCTCTTCTAAATCCTCTATAGAATTTGGCACATCCTGCGTCATAAGTATAGGACAGTAATTCAAATACCAATAATAATACCCTGGTATCCATTCCCCATCAGAAGAACGTATAAGACCTTCTCTACACCTGCGCTGTTCCTCTCTCCAGAACTTCATATAACGAGAAGACGGAAACCTGTTAGGAACAAGATCCGTATACTTTCCATGCTTCTTAAAATACAAAGCCCTTTCCCTAAAGAAATCCATATCCTCAAGAATATGAGGTGATGAAATATCAACCTCTATCTTTCCCTCACTATCCTTTGGTAAATCTTTTGCGTAAAGCCTATCATTGCATAGCATATTATAAATAATAGGTATTTCCATTACGGCACTTATGACATCAGCACGTAACTCAGAATCTTCTAATGAGTTAATGCGAGCACTGGCATCAAAACTCAAAGAGTCAAGAAAAGACCTTTCTGTAGATGTATCAGTCTGGATTAAGTCCTTCATCTTCAAATTCTGCTTTTTCCCTTCCACCTCTCAGTATTAGGTTCTCAGCAACTTCAGTTTCTACCAATCTCTGCGTATCTTGCAATGACTTTACAGTCTTAGGTAGAGAGTTTATCATATCCATTATCTGCTTTGCGTTAAATACAGGCTTACCATTATTATCACGCTCATTCAGGCTCACATTCGCAAGAAAGCTATCTAACTCAGTCTGTGCTTTCCAAGCAGACTCTAACGTATCCATTGAGCGTGTTCTGCTCATTTCCCTATACTTATCTATACAGGCATTGATGTGTTGGTCAACTTCCCATTTTGGGAACATATAAAGTACATCATCCTTAATATAATTCCATCTTTCCTCATCATCCATTCGCATATACGGAGAACGCATGTCTACAAAAAACCAAATAGCAGAAAGTTCAGCGTTTAATTTAGCCTTACCTCTCTTGCCTCTGTTTTTAGCAAGCTCTGTAAACTCCTTTATCATCAAGACTTGCGGGGCGATCGTAAGACCACCCTGCTCGTCCATCTCAAACATATGCTTCATTATCCTACAGGATTTCCATCAGGATCTAAGATTGTTGTGCTTTCTGTAAGCACCTCACTCTCATCCTTTTCACTAATCTTTGCTTTTACCTTTGACAGCTTATCAACCTTAACATACTCAGTAAGATCACGTACAATACTGGTATTAGTACCCATAATCATTTCGTAGTCAGGTTTTTCATCAAAAATGACAGTTACATCATGCTCCTGAACAAAGTAAAACAATTCATCCCCATACTTAAACTGTCCTGGTGTAATGCCATCTCTAATAAGTACCCACTTACCTTCTTGAACATGTTTAACATCAGGACCTACCTTCATTACCTCTACACAAGGAACAATCTCTTTATGATTAAGATTCAATATAATACCCTGCGTTTTAAGATACGCACGTACTATCATTTTACTACCAAGTGGTAAACACTTGATATCTTCACTCTTCAATACTTCGCTCATTACTCTCTTCTTCTTGTTTTTGTTTTGCCTGCTCTATAAAAGCATTTACCGTTTCACGGTTTCTTTCATTATGCTCTAAACCCTTGCTGTTCCCAAGAACAAACGGATTCCAGTGCATCCTTCCTTTCTTAAAACGACTTAAAGAGCCATTGTTCAGCTTTCGTCTAGCCTTATACTCTTCATGCGTTTCGTCCTCTTCTTTAAGTCTTTGCGGTGAACTGCTTACAAACATTTTAAATATTTCATCCCCTACAGGATACTCAAAATAAACAATACCGCTTTCAGTAACCTTCTCCTTAGTCATACTCCTCATTTATTTCACATGTGACGTAAGCAGCAGCTTCCTCACCATCTTCCTTATCCGCAATATAACTACGAATATTATTTGCCCCCTCTATAACATCGGTAAGCTCACCATTCTCTATTACATTTAAAACATATTCTACCATTTCGGTCCTCCTTTATCTTTAGGGTTTGGACATTCACTCTTCATGCTTCTTGTCTTTATTGCAAGAGGACAATTACATACTCCACATCTAGGCATATCTAAACTATTTTTAGCATGCTCACATGAGGCACATATTGCTGCCCTACGTTTTGCTTCAGCCTCTACAAGTGGATTCTTAACAATGTAATTCTTCCAACCCTCAACTATCTCGTCTATCATCTCTATTATTCATGTACTGCATTTCAGCAACTCTTGGAACAAACTTACCAAGATGCCTTATATACACTGTTTTAAAACTTTTAATATCGCTTCTATCACTATCCTTTATTGTATTCTTAATTACCCTAAACTGATTCTTCCACGCATGTTCAACAATTGGAAAGGGTATGTTATGCTTTGCTGCAATTTCCTTAAGTAATTTATCAAACAGTTTTTTTTGCATTTCTTATTGTGAAATTAAATACAATACCATTCTTCTCATTTGGATATATCCTTAACCTCTCATGCAAATAGTTGTCTACATTAAGCAATCCATGCTTTCTCAAAGAACTCAAACAATTGGCGAAGCTTGCCTCTGACATATTACCTATTGCTTCTGCCATTTCCTGCTTGCGGTCATAAGAAAGTAACTCTCTCCACTTTTTTGGATCTTCAGGGTTTTTATAATCCTTTGCTAAAACACTATTTTGATACATAGTCTCAGCAAGAACTTGTCTTTCCTGCTTACGGAGTTTATTGATAGGCGATTGCACAGTCATTAACTCAACATACATATTAAAGAACGCTCTTTCAGTAGCTTTTAAATTATATATCTTTTCCATATCTCTATAATTTAATGCAAATATAATAT